CTGTACCTTCTTGTTGCTCTGGGTGAGCATCTGAGTATAGCCTAGGATATTGCCGTGTTCATCAAGCTGGTAGGTGATCGTTGGGCAATCTAATGAATGAAGCTGAGGGAATAATCCGCCAGGGACAATCTCTGCATAGCTTTCTCCATAGATTTCGAGATCGTCGGATGTCGCACGAAGGAATCGCAATAATTTGACAGCAAGACAGAACTCTTTCAGGCGATCATGTGTGTCTTGCTGCCCTTTGCCGTGCGCTACCTCTTCGAGATGCCAACCGCCAGACGTGAACCGCTTGCTAATCACATCTACGCAGGCACTAACCCAGGTATTGCCCTCGTACACACGATAGAGCGTGTCTTTTCGCTCATACTCGCTGAGAGGTCGCTGGTCTCTGGCTTGCCCCATGCCTTCGTTTTCATCCCAGGCCAGGGAGAGCGATTGAGGCCCTTTAGCGGACTGCTTGACTTGTGGGGCTTTCTTGGTTGGTTTGGGTGCAGCTTCGACTATGGGCTGGACTAATTGCAATTTATTGCGCGGGCGTCTACTGTTCATACGTCATACCTTGTTTTCTTGCCTGACGAACCAATTCATCGCAAACTTGTCGCACGAGCGTAGGAATATACTTCGGCAATTCATCAGCTACAATGCGCCGAATATATTGCTCTCGTATCTCATCAGCAATTGACTCTTGCACTGCATTCAGGTCAATTTCAACAGTGACAGGTACTCTTAGTAGATCACTACTCATTTTCAAAATCTCCCTATAATCAGCGATGCAAGAGCAAGTACTGTGATATGGAGCACCTGGTCGCTCCACATCGCAACGTGTAAGGCTACATCGCCCTCTTGTGTCTGCCTGAACACATTGCGCCACCATCGCAGAGGCACACGAGTATCAATCAGCAGGTGGATAACAGCAATCAGGACAGCCATCCACAGGGGGAATATCAGCAATAGCCCTAAGAAGTGAATGCCGCTATGCACCCAGGAAGCCGGATGTTTGAGGCTAGCTTTATTTTGTGCCATCCAGTGATTTTGGAGAAGCCAATCACAGAAGAGATGGATAACAATTCCCCATATCAGAAGATTTGTAGCTATATCGCTAATAAATATCATGATTATTCCTCTTGCTCACTGCATACGGCATTGACCATCTTTGCTAGCCCTTGATGAACCGCAATAATGCCGGTGGATTTATCAAAGTATCTGAGGAGTTGATTGATGCTATCTATAACAATTTGAGCATTATTGTCTGGAATTGATACTTCCAGCGCAGCCCGAAACATGGCAAAGAATATCTTGAGTTCTTGTTGCTCTTTCAGCAATTCGGTAAACACCGGATCGGCTACTTGATACGTTTCTCTCACACGTGCAATAAAAGCATCAGTTGGTTGTTGTGTCATACTTCCCCCTGTGGACAGGTGCAGTACTTACCTGTGTACACAAAGATTGAGGGATACTTTGCCTTCCACATGACGTAGCGCACACATCCGCACGCTGGACAATGCAGCGTATCACTCTGCATCTCTTCTCTTGTCAGAGGTTGCATGTTCCATTTGGTGAGAAAATGCATCTTTTGCCTGAAGTCATCAGGCTGAATAGGAACAAATGTTAAATCACTCATCTTCTACCCTCAATTCACAGCATTAAGCAACATGACCATCACGTACGCCGTACCCAGCACAACCAGCACCACAAATACATACGCCATCACAACGCGCCAAGTCGGCTCATCTAGCTCTTCGTCGTCTTCCATCACTTGTTCCTCCTCTACTGAAAAATTGCATATCCGCTCGGTATATCCTCTTGCGGTACAGGTTGCTCTCGCAGGTCGGTATCTACGAGTATGCCGCCAATCGCCTGTACTCCTGTCATCAACTCCGTAAAAGCCCATACATTCGCATCTAATCGATCAGGTGATTTCTCACCAGGTACCCAATTGCATTGTTGATACTCGGTATCTGGGAATACTCCGCAGTGATGTATCAAAGCGCGCTGGTACAGGCTAGATATCGGCTCCGCTCTTAACTGCTTCCCTCGTGTAGCCCGAACTGCCTTGTACGGAACATGTCCCATCCCTTTCTGCTTGGCAATGTTGTAGATGATTGCACCAACCATCTCCCCACCGTTGTTAACCTCACCAATGATTGCATCGGCATCAAAGAGCGCGTATGCCGTCAATGCCGCCGTTGCCCATTCGTCAGGAGTGCCTACAAGGCTATAATCTCCCAACATGTACCCGTGTCCATCGACACCTAAACCGGCTACAACGATGCCAGCCTCAGCAGGATTATCACTCGTAGCATCGCTGCTTGCAGGCGGGTCTACAGCCACTACAATGCGTTTAAGCTCAGGATGTTTTGTAACTCGATTGTCATCTATCCACCGACGTTTCCAGAGCGCACCATCGATATCATCAATAATGTGCCCTTCGATTTCCTGATCACCGAGTCGAGTACCTGCATAGCGTCGGTTTATTTCAGCGATGAAACGCGGTGAGAGGTTCTCTTTGTTCTCAAGAGTTGACCGTCTGGTAACAGCTGTCGTCGGATCGGCTACCAGGGCTTTCATCGCTTTGGTATTGCGTGGCGTTGTGGTGACCACACATTGCGGGATCACCCCAGGCACAGGCGATATACGCAAACCGAGGATAAGATTATCCCACGTATCATCGTACTGCCATGCCGCTCTTTCGTCGCCCCATGCAAATGAATGCTGAGGGCCTCTGAGCTGATCCGGTTCATCTGCACTATAGGTAGTGGCATATGAGCCATTAGGCCATACGAGCATGCGTAGAGATGGCTTATACTCAGGTCTGAACCAGGGAGGCGATATCGAGAGGATACCGCTCCGACCTTTGACCATCACGTCGCGTACATCTGCGACCGTCCGCCCTACCAACGCGATGTGACAACCAGGATAGGCTTGTGCTTTCTCGATCACCCATTCCGCGCCGGTGCGAGTTTTACCCCAGCCTCTGCCTGAGAGAATGCACCATGTAGACCAATCCCCCTCCGGTGGGAGTTGGCTATCACGTGCCCATGCTTTCCACTCGTATTTGAGCCTTAAAACCCACTCTTTGGGGGCTTTTTTAATGTACTCGTATTTTCGCTTCTTGCTCCATTTGGCAAAGAGACGAAAAAACCTGAGTTCTTGCTCAGGTGTGTAATTAGCCTTGGTTAGCTTGCTCTTTGTTTTCATCAGTCAGTGCCGATGCGAGATCAGCTAGCAATTCAGCTTTAGCTCTCTCTGCTTGCATAGTGATCTCTGCTGTGAGATCAATTTGCTGCTTCTCTCTAAATTCAGGCATACGAGCTTTTGCTAAGAGAGCCAGGAGGGAGTCGCTATACTCCGGCTCCATGATAGGCTTCCCCCTCTTTACCACCTGTTTTCCTTTTGCATCAAGGAGAGGCATGCCTTTTGCATCAAAAACTGGCTCTTCCTCACACACCACGCGCCCCATGCTAATCACGCGCCTCTGTATACCCTCAACACCACGTCTCCACAAAGCGGCACGAATTAAATCATTGGCTTCCTCACTGGCAACGTTAAACTTGAGTGAGAATTGTTCATCATGCTCTTGCCAATAGTACACCATGCTTCTATCAATACCCGCCGCCATACATGCTGCCCGAACATTAGCCGTCATGGAAAAGGACTTCAAAAACTTCTCTTGCACAGACTGACGCTCTTGCTTGGTCATGCGCTGGCCTTGCCGTCTCATTGTCCGTATTGGTGTTGGTGTGTTGGAGTGTTCAGGCATGCACACCCTCCTCTACACGTTCGAGCAATGTGGCGGTTTGTCCTGTTTCAGCCTCAAACCTGCGTAGGATAACGTCAGCATACTTTGGATCAAGTTCGCAGATGTTGCAACGCATATTCAGTCGATGCGCAGCAATCAAGGTAGAGCCTGAACCACCGAATGGTTCATAGACTAATCCGCCTTTAGGGCAACTATTTTGTAACATTTCCTCAATCAGAGGGATGGGCTTCATCGTGGGGTGTTCTTCAGAACGTTTCGGGCGAGGTATTTCAAAGACAGATGTTTGGCTATTGTCTCCATACCAACCCTCTGCACCTCGTCCTCTCCTACCTTCACCTGATTTATACCCAAAGAGAATAGGTTCATGGCGATAGTGATAGTCGCTATGCCCTAACACCATCGAATCTTTTATCCATACAAGTGTTTCATGTAACCGCCAACCTTGACCCAGGAATCTCACACCAAAAGTCACCGATAGCGCACCCGCCGGGTGCGCTATGTATATTGCTGCGCCATCTTCAAGTGCCGTATCCATGGCAACAAAAGCACGCTGCAGAAAAGAGTCAATGCCTTCTTTGCCGTCATTTTGTATAGTCAGAGCATCTTTCGTTTTACCAACATAACTCACACCGTAAGGGGGATCTGTCCAGCAACAATCTGCCTGCTTGCCATTCATCAGTCGCTGGACATTTTCAATATTCGTGCAATCACCAACAAATAATCTGTGATATTTCCCTAATTGCCACATTTCACCAACATGTGTCCTTGTTGGGCCTTCTTCTGGTGTGGTATCAAACTCATCCCCACCAGCGCCTTCTTCACCCTCATCCTCTGCCAGATACCCATCACCCAGACTCTCTAACATCTGCCTAAGCGTCTCATCGTCTGTACCGAGCGTTTCCAGTGCATATCCTGCATTTTGTTGCTCTTTGAGAAGCTCCGCAAGTAGTGTTTCATCGTCACTGGCATTCTGTGCATGAAGGTTGTCAGCTACCAGGATAGCGTTTATCTCATCTTGTGGCGTCCGCTCAGGAAGCACATCGGCGCGCACCTGCTTGACACCGTTGCGTTTCATCGCCTCAACAATGCCATGACCGGCTACAATCATGTATTGGTTGTTAGGACGTTGCCAAAGAACGACCGAGCGAAATTGTCCAAAGCGAGCATGCGACATGCCAAGCTGTTCAACTTGGATGTCTGGATGACTTCGATAGTTGCGAGGATGTGCCTGTAACGCCTCTATCGAAACAACTTTATTGACAATCTCGCTCATAACC